AGGCTATTCAATGAATGCTTCTGGAGCTTTTGCATATGGAGCTCATCACGGAATCACATTCCCTGGTCAAGGTATAAGTATAGGTGGTAGAGTAGATGATGACCCAACTAGTCCTACCGCCCATTTTTCTGGTAGCCTTGATGAAGTAAGAGTATATGGTAGGGCAATGACGACTCAATCAATACAAGATTTATATACACAACCTGGAAAATATAAAGGAAGTATTTCATATGAGGCCAATAAAGAGACTCCCAACTTTGAAGATGTTGACAAACAGATTTGGAAAAGAATTATAAATAATCTTCCAGAAATACTTAAGTCGAAAGGTACAAAAAGAAGTATAAATCAATTCCTTGCTTGCTATGGAATACCGAAAACATTAATGAATGTTCAGGAGTTTGGTGGTAGTGCACCAGTTGATGGACAAGACTTCCAAGAATTGACAATGCACAATTACGGACTTCACATTAGTGAAAGTGCATATGTTCAAGTTGATAGGTCATCCATTGACGTATCCGATTATCCTGTAGCTGGAGGCGCTGATGGAATGACACAGACAATTCAATTAAGATTTAAGTCATATAGTCAATCAAATAATGTATTGCACCCACAACAGTTGATTAAGAATGCTGGCTGGGGAATAGCGCTACAACCAACAGGCACAGGTAGTTATGGTTCGGCAAAGTTTTATTTAATACACTCGGCATCTGCAGGTACTATAATATCTGCATCTGTTGATGGACTACCTATATTTGATGGTGATTGGTGGAATATACAATTGTCTACAGATCAGAGGGTAAAATACGCAACTGAACAAGATATAATATATACTCTTAGACTTGCAAAGTCTGGTGACCATGAGGACAACCAAATAACACATAGTGGAAGCTCAGCACTCTCGGTTACTGCTTCATCACACGCTGGTTCATTTGTTCACTACTACAACCAAAGGTTTGGTGCGTCAGCACAAACGACTTATATCGGCCACGGATCAACCCCAATAGCAGGAGCCTCTGGATACTCAGAACACTTTACTACTGGAAGCCATGATGCAGGAGATGATAATAGGGAATTTAATTTTACAGGTTCAGTACAAGAATATAGAGAATATGTAGAAGCAATAAGTGAAGATGTATTCCATAGACATACTATGGCTCCAACTGCATATTTTGGTAATAATTATACAAGCTCATATGACACACTTCTAAAAAGATTCCCATTTGGCTCTGATGGTAATATATATAATCATGGAGGAATAGGCGGTGTAGCTACAGTTAGTTCAAGCCATCCAAATCAATCTGTTGCAAGAACAGTTGTTTTTAATAGCTATTCACACAATGCAGATTTTTCAAACTTCAAAGATGAGACAGATATAGACGGAAATTATAAAGAAAGTGTAGAGGAACACTATATTTCTGTACCTAACTCTATAGGTAATAAAAGGACCGATAGAAAGATAAGAAATCTTGATACATATAATGATGGATATTTATCTCCAAATAAGACTCATGATTCTAGTTCACTAGACTTTGTAGGAAAGGATAGTAATATAGTACAAGTTGCACTATCACCAACAGATAATGTTGACTTAGATATAGCATATCAATTTGGAGAAAATAGAGTTGATGATTGGGTAGGTGACCCTAGAGATAGATATAAAACTCAATATCCACTTATGAAGGGGTTGAGAAAAGAATACTTTAAGAAATACTCAACACAACCTAACATATTTGAATTTTCTAAGATATTGAACTATTTTAATAGAGGGTTCTTTAGACAGCTAGAAAATTTACTACCTGCAAGAGCAGTTAAAAGGGTTGGTTTGATTATAAAGCCAAATTCGCTTGAAAGGTCAAAGATTCAAGGTATACCAAAAATATTATATGATGCAACTATGCCATCATCACAAAGTTTCGACAGTTCAGGGATAAGACAAAGAGATGAATATAGAGAGGACTGGACCTTTGAGGCAATTGTGTCTGATACAACTTCAAGCTTTATAAGTGGTATACAAAAAGATAAAACATTTGCTATACCAAGAGATAGTGATTATTCTACTGCAGACACCTATGAGTCAAATATGATTTTAAGTAGTAGGGGAGGTTACGGGGGCGCTATATATTATTCTCAATCTCTTTGGAAGGCGGGGACAACATGTAGTATTGCAGACTTCTCAGTAATGGACTCAAGGGCACTAAGAGATTGGGATGGAGTTAGAGACTTTGCATCAACAGAAAGCCAACTAAGGCATAGATTGGGTAGGTATGAAAAGCTAAGTGCTGGGGTGGCATCATCTTACTATCTTGGTTCACAATTGAAATCTAATGGCTTTAATGAAGACGCAATATGGGGCAATCCAAGATTTAACTCTATAGATAGCGGCCCTATTGTTTCTTTCATCTTAATTAAGACGAATCAATTAATAGTAAAAGAAAGAAGTAGTGATGGTAGCCTTAAGGTGCAATAATACGTAACAAAATTATAATGGGAAGATATTTATATTAAACAGAATACAGGAGAAATTAAATGGGGTATTTAGATAACACAAGCTTAACAGTAGATGCAATTCTTACCAAGAAAGGTAGAGAGCTCTTAGCAAAGGGTGAGCTTGAAATTACCAAGTTTGCACTAGCAGACGATGAAATAGATTATAGATTATGGGATACAGGACACGATCAAGGTTCTGATAAATATGGTGAGGCGATAGAAGCACTACCAATACTTGAGTCATTCCCTCTAGAAGGACAGATGATGAAGTATAAGCTTATTTCACTTGGAAAGAATACACTGAGGCTGCCTGTATTAGAGGTAGGGTTAAGTGCAATAACACTTAATAGACCAGGAAGCAAACAGATAATAACACCATCTACTGCAAACATAGCAAATGGAAACTCAGTATTGGGTTATACAGCAACATTAGGAAACAGTGATTATGCAACATTAAGGGTTGCAGCTGGAGGTTCAATTGGTGCTGCAACTACTGCAGATGTCTTAGGTGATGATGCAAAATCGATCTCAGTTACTGGTTTAAGGTTTGAAATAATTGCTAAGCAGGTGACAGTTGATAGCACAACAACATTAACAGTTACTGCAAATGAAACGGGTGGAAGCATTGACATACCAATTACAATTAAGAAAGATGCTTCATTAGATATATTACAAGCGTAGGGACTAAAACATGGCAAAAAGATTATCAAAATTAAATAGAAGGGCTATTGCGCAGCAAAAGTCAATAAAAAGAAGACAACAAATTCAAGCTAAAGTTTTTCAAGACTTTGACCAGGAAGATGTTATCGAATCAAATACAAAGATAGCAGTAACTGATGGCTTGTGGACTGCAGGAACAACTGGCTCACTTAAGGCTGAAGCTTTTTATACAGCATCTATGGGTTCAAATGCAAAATACTATAAGCAAAGTTATTCAGACTCAGCTTTAACCCAACCAGAATTTGCAATCGCATATGCAAACTATTTTGGAAGTAGTTCATTATCTCAGTCTGGTGCTTCATCTGGAATGACACCAACTAAGGCAATCTATACACAATATGCTAATCTTTTATTAGACTCAACAGATGACATATTTACAATAGACGGAACAAATGATCATGAATTCTTTGCAATAACAATAGATAGAAGAAACTACAAGGAACAAATGAATGCAGGAAACTGGATGTTGACTCTTTCATCTGGGTCTCACGAAATATCACTTTGTGATGATAGCACAACATCAACAAGTACAACAGCTGGTGGTAAAAAAGTATACAATATTGTAAGTGGTTCTGATTCTGAAGTATTTAATTCAACACACATATATGGTTTATTTTACCCAGAGGCTGCAACAATGATTCTTTCAAAGAGGTTGCTTTGTTCTGCTACAAATGCTTATACAGCTAATGCATTTCCATCATTTACAAAATACCAATATACTTCATCGGCAAATGCAGATGCAGGTCATGCTGGATATTTATGGGACACAATTAAGTCTGGCTCTGTATTTACTGCTAGAAGCCAAGAGGACATTACTTCTGCTCATTATTTCTGTAGAATTAAAAATGGTGACTATAATTTTAGTACAAACCCAACATTTACATTTACTGGTTCAGGCCAATTAAGGCACTCAACAATGGTAAGAGATCCACAAGTATATGTGACTACAGTAGGTATGTATAATGATGAAAATGAGTTAGTAGCTACTGCAAAGCTAAGTAAACCATTATTGAAAAATTTTACAAGAGAGGCTCTGATTAAGGTTAAATTAGAATTCTAAAGGGAGATAATAATGTCAATTACTTATAAGGATTTACTTCCTGATGACATCTCCATTCAAGACTATAAAAGCCACAAAGAGTGGAATGTTCATTTTGAAAGTACAGCATCTTACGGGCTTAATAGACTAACAGTTAAAAAGCACGACGGCTTTGGCGCATATTATACTGCAAGCCAGTTTTTTGGAAATGATGAGGGAGGCCCAACAATACAATCAACTACTGGTAGTTCAACATCCGGCCCAATATACGATAGGTTATTATATTCAAGTTTAGCTAATACATTCTATATGACTAGCTCAGTTAGTGAATCATTCGTTGCAGCAGATGTACTTGGAGTTGGTGGGTCTCAGCACACAAACCCATTGGCATTGGAATATCACTCAGGAAGGATAACAAATGCCTTTTACAAC